GCGAGACCTTCGCCGCCTTCCAACTTGACTCCACCACATTCGGCGTCCTCGACGTCAACGCGCTCGGTTACTAAGAAGGGGAACCCATGACGCAGTTCGTATCGGGCTCGGTGCTCACGGCATCCAGCCTGAATACAGCGTTCAACACGGCAACGATCGCCACAGCCACCACCAACTACACGGTGGGCAGCGCGAACGCTGGCGAGCTGGTGCTGCTGAACTCGGCCAGCGCGGGCACGGTGACGATCCCGCTGGACGCGACCTACAACTTCCCAACGGGCACCATCATCGGCCTGTATAACCAAGGCGCGGGAACGTGGACCGTGGCCACCGCTGGCACCGCATCCACGGTCACCGGATCCTCAACGTCCATCTCGCAGTATTCGTCCGTGACGCTGCTCAAGACAGCAGCGAGCACCTGGTACATCGCGGCAGGCGGTGGTGGCAGCATCCCAAAAGCTTCGGTTAGTGGTGGCACCTCGACGTCGTACACCTCGGGTGGCATCACATATGCGGTCAACACCTTCACGGCGTCGGGCACTCTGACGGTCAGTAACTCGGGTGTGGTGGATGTGCTGGTTGTCGGCGGGGGTGGAGGCGCACTCGGTGCCGGTGGGGGCGCTGGCGGCGTCAACTATCAGACCTCAGTTTTTCTGAGCAGCGGCTCGTATGCCGTGACTGTCGGTGGTGGCGGAAGCGGACAGACCACTAACGCGGCGATCAACGCGTCCAACGGAACATCGTCACAGGTCGGCGGAATCTTTGCGTTTGGCGGTGGCGCTGGATCAGGCGGAAGTTCTGGCGGTGGTGGTTTTGGCGGATCGGGCGGCGGAAGCGGTTTCACGTCTGGCGCGGTAGGCGGCAACGGAGTTTCTGGTCAAGGAAACGCGGGCGGGTCTAACGTCGGCTCAAGTATTCCTCCCGGTGGCGGTGGTGGTGCGGGTGGCGCGGGTGGTTCTGGTTCGGGGTCTACTGGTGGCGCGGGTGGCGCAGGTACTACTAATTCTTTACAGACTGGTTCCGCTCAGACTTATGGCGGTGGCGGTGGTGGCGGCGCATCGGGAACTGGTGGCGCTGGCGGTTCTTCCATCGGCGGTGCAGGCACAACTACAACCGGAGGAAATGGTGTAGTCAACACCGGCTCTGGTGGTGGCGGCGGTAACAGCGTTGGTGGCGGTAATGGCTCGTCGGGCATCGTCATCGTTCGCACTATCACCGGCATCAGCGGTGCTGGCTCTAGCGCTACTGGCGGCACGATCACTACCTATACGGGTAATGGCACGAATGGTGTGTTGAACCGGACGTATTCGGTGTCTACGTTTACTGCGTCGGGGACCTTCACGGTGACGGGTGCCGGGTACTTCGACCTGCTCGTTCAAGGCGGGGGTGGATCGGGCGGTCACGGAAACGGGGGTGGCGGTGGCGCTGGCGCAATGTTTGACACAACGCAGGCCGGTAAGCAGCAGGTCTACCTACAGGCTGGCAGTTATTCCGTCACCGTAGGAGCAGGAGCAAGTGCGCCGACCAGCACGGCAATCATGGGCATAGTGGGAACCAGCGGCAACGCTAGCGTGATTGGTCCCGTGATTGGACCCGGCGGTGGTGGCGGTGGTGCATACACCATTCAATACAACACAACAAATGTCTACTCGCAAGCCGGTGTCAATGGAGGCTCTGGCGGTGGCGGTGGCGGTGGCGGCGGTGGAATCGCTGGTGCGTCAGGTGGAGGTGGCATTTCTTCCTTCGGTAATACTGGAGGGTCGGGTTCATCTAACTCGTCTGGCGGTGGCGGTGGCGGAGCAAGTGCTACTGGAGCAAATGCGACCGCAAGTGGAAGCGGCGTAGGAGGTAATGGTGGGGCTGGTCTGGCTTCTTACATCACGGGCACATCCACAACATATGCGGGCGGCGGCGGCGGTGGCGGCGGATCAGGCACCAATGGTTCGGGCGGCTCGTCTATAGGCGGCGCTGGAGCGACAACCGGAACTGCGACTTCCGGAACCGTGAATACGGGGTCAGGGGGCGGTGGCGTTCAAAGTGGCAGCAGCACCGATACACCGGGCAACGGCGGCAGCGGCATCGTCATCATCCGCTGGGCAACCTCCTAAAACAATCAACTGAGAAAGGAAACCTGCAATGCCTTATCACAACGCGCACGCGGCCAAGGTCAACGAGGACGGTGTTGTCGAGCAGGTCATCGTGATTCCGTACTGCAATGACAATGACGCTGAGGTCACTGCCTACGTCAATTCGATTGGTCTGCCGGGTAAGTGGCTGGACACCTCGTACATGGGTTCTCGTCGTGGGAAGTATGCGGGGGTCGGAGACCGGTATGACGCGGAGAAGGACGAGTTCGTCAGCCCCGTTGTCGAGTCCGCTGACCCAGCTGCATAACCCTCTCACCGTCACGCCGAGCAAAGGCTGTTCATGCTTGCTACCTCCTTCTTCGATCCCAACGGAAACGGCTGGGACATCACCGATCTCGGCTCGATCCTCGGCCTGCTGGTTGCGGTCTGCGCGGTGATCGCCTCGATCTGGAAACTGTTCCAGATGGCGGCCGCGAAGTTCGCCCGCGAGGTCCGCGACATCGTCAAGGACGAGATCGCCACGGCCACCTTGCCGATCCAGCCCGGCTACCGCAACGGCGGCGAAAGCCTCGCGGACCTGGCGCATGCCGTCCGCTGCATCGCGGCCAAGCAAGGCATCAACATCGACTGACCAGTCTCATCCATCAGCCCTTGACCACAACGGTCGAGGGCTTCTTTCTTAGGGGACACCGTGGGCAACTTCCTTGCCAACTCACCGCTGGGCACCGCACTCAAGACGTTCGTCGCCGTTCTGCTGTCCGGCGTCATCGCCTCCTGGGCGACCGATGGGGCGATCAGTTTCGACAAGTGGCAGACGTGGGTGATCGCTGCCTGCGTGAGCGCCCTGCCGGTCATCGTGAACTGGCTGAATCCGGCGGACAACCGCTACGGCAACGGCGCGGACGCGCATAACTGATGGCCACCAGCCTGAACGGCTGGCCGGTCATCACGCCAGCACTCGCCCCGCTGCAGCTGTGGACGATCACGATCCCCGGCACCAAGCGGACGCTGAGGATCGCCAAGCCTGCAGCGCCGCTGCTCGCGGCGTTCGCTGCCGACTGGCATCGACTCATGCCGGCACGCCTCAAGCTCGACACCGGACCGGTGGCCTGCTGGTGCTATCGCCAGGCGCGGGCTGCCAACGGCTTCAGCGATCACGCCTCGGCAACCGCGCTGGATCTTCGCTGGGATGTCCTCAAGGCCGACAACAAGCGGCACATGACCGACCAGGAGCTCGGCACCCTGCGGGCGATCCTTGGCAAGTACGTCACCGCCGACGGGCATCATGTGCTCGCATCCGGTGCCTTCTGGGGAAAGACCGACGAGATGCACACCGAACTTTCGCAGGGCTGGGATCGTGCGAATGGCGCCAAGCGCACGACCACGCTGAAAGACGTGCAGCAGGTCATCGAGCGACTGCACATCGCGGGCGACGGGACGAGGCCGATCTGATGGGCTTGGCCGACGCCCTGCAGGCGGCCAAGACGCTCCCGAAAGGTCCCCGTTGCTCGGTCTGTCAGCTGCTGGAGACCCTGCCGAAAGAGGACGCCAAGGCCTTCGCGGCCGCTCTGGACGATCAGTCTTTTCCGCTGTCCGGGATCCGTCGAGCCATGGAGGCAGAAGGCCTCGAGCGAATCGGTACCTACACGCTGCGCCGACATCGACGACGGGAGTGCCTGCGTGACACTCAGCGACCGACTGGCTGAACTCGCGGACGCCGGATCCACGCTGCCGCAGGCCGATCGCGCACCCAGCGGCTGGGAGCCCGGCATCCGGTACGAGCCCGACGGCTCGCAGATCGTCACCCTGCCACCGTCCCCGGCGCTGGCTGATGAGGCCTCGTGGGCTGCAGCTGTGCGGTCTCTCGGCACCGACGTGCCTGACGGCTATCGCGTCCGCCTGGTCGAGGCCAAGTACGACCCGGCCGCCTGGCATCGTGACGCCGAGGGCGAGGACGCTGTGACGCGGGCCATCTGGCGCTACCGCTTCGTCGTCGAGGTCGCCCCTGCGCGCATTGACGTCGAGGATCTCCTGCGCGCCATCAAGCCCCGGAAAACCGACCCCACGCAGACCGAGCCCGCGCCGACGTTCATCTTCGCGGTCGGCGACCTGCAGCTCGGCAAACCTGACGGCGACGGCACCGCCGGCACCGTGCAGCGTTTCGCCGACTCCCTCGACCGCGCTGTCACGCGCTACAAGAAACTGCGCAAACAGGGCCGCGCTGGCGGCGCGTGCCTGCCGTGGCTGGGCGACTGCATCGAGGGCTACAGCTCTCAGGGCGGCGCGATGATCTCTCGCTTGGATCTCACGGTCACCGAGATGGTGCGCGTCTACCGACGACTGATGGCCGAGCAGGTGAGCGCCTTCAGCGACCTCACCGACGACCTGACCGTGGCCGTGGTGCCCGGCAATCACGACGAGGCGATCCGCGTCGCCAATGCGTCCGGCGTCACGCGCTACGACGACTCCTGGGCGATTGAGGGAGCCAGCGCCGTGGCCGACGTCATGGCCGCCAAGGGACGCCAGGTGGGCTGGATCTTCCCCGGCCATGACCAGATGCACCTCACCGTCGACGTTTCCGGAACGCGCATCGGGATGCTGCACGGGCACCAGACCAAGGGCAAGATGCAGACGTGGCTGGCCAATAAGGCGATGGACCGTGACGCGATCGGCACCGCCGACGTCGTGCTGTCCGGCCACTTCCACACCCTGCGCCTCGAGCAGCTCGGGCCGACGACATGGCTGCAGACCGGGGCCATGGACGGCGGCTCAGTCTGGTGGAACCACCGTGGCGGGCTCACCAACCCCCCAGCCTCTCTGACGTTCCTGGCATCGCAGGGCACCTGGCACGGGCTGGAGGTTGTGTGAGCATCATTGACGAGCGCGCGGAGCATTACGGCGACCCAGCCCCGAATATGGAGCGCACCGCAGACCTCTGGACCGCCTACTTGGGCCTGCCCGTGAGTGCTCACGATGTCGCCATCTGCATGATGCTCGTGAAGATCTCGCGCAGCGCGGTCACGCACCACGCCGACAACTACACCGACATGCGCGGCTATTCGGTGATCGCCGAGGCACTGTCCAAGGATCGCTAGATGCCCCGCGTGAAGATCGTCGCGGGATCCATCGAGCTGACCGTGGACGGCATCGACTACACGCGCCGACAAGTGGCCGCACTTCTGCAGCAGGTGGCCGCCTTGGCCGCGCTCATGGATGCGCAAGAGGAACCCACGACCAATCCCGTTGGCTTCACCGCGCACCTCGAGCGCGCCCCCGAGTCCTTGGACACGTCGCTCCCCTACGACGACGAGGACTAGGCCCTGCGCTTTGCTGCGCCCGAGGCCAAACGGCCCCCGACCTGAGAATGGTCGGGGGCCGTTTCGGCGTTTCTAGGCGACCGACATCACCGCGGCCGTCATCGCATCGTCGCTGACCAACGTGTACCGGGCGGTGGTCTCGGGCCTTGCATGACCGAGCAGCTGCTGGACGGCGCGCAGATCCTTGGTCGCGTTATAGGCGGCCGTGGCGAACCGGTGACGCAGCGAGTGGGCTGTCCAGCCCTCGGGCAGGCACTTCTCCAGCCGGTCGGCGACGTAGTCGGCCGTGACGTGCTTGCCTGGCCGAGCAGGCGAGGGGAACGCCCAGCCGGTCAGCGAGTGCAGCGGGTCGCGCAGCACCGGATGGATCGGCACGCGCCGCACCTTGTCACCTTTGCCCAGCACCACGAGCGCGCTGCCGTGGACGTCGTGCGCGTGCACGGCCGCGATCTCGGCGCGCCGCAGCCCGGCATAGGCGCCCAGCCGCAGCATGAGCGTCTGCTCAGGGTCGGCACGCATGAGTGCCTCGCGCAGCTCTCGCTCGGGGATCGGATGCGGGACACCCTGCGGGGCCTTGATGGTGCGCAGGCCGAGGCTGGGATCGCTGGCAATCAGCCCTCGCTGCAGCGCCCACCGATAGAACGAATGGACGCTTGCTTGGAAGGACTTGCGACTCTCGGCGCGCAGTTGAGTCTGCGCGGCCATGAAGGCGACGAGGTCATCCTCGGTGGCCTCGAGGAGCGGAACCGCGACCGCGAGGCGGGTTAGATGCGAGCGCCGCAGGCGCACCGTGCCGGGCGCCGCACCGCTGGCGGCGTACCACGCCAACCAATCTGACACCAGATCCAACGACATGACTCACCCCTTCCGACACGCCGGAAAGGTGCGTCATGTGATGGAGATCACACTAGGGGTCTCAGCCTGTGGATAGTGACTGCTCCTCCTGATGGACTCGAACCATCAACCCTGCGGTTACTGGTTGGAGAGGGCAAGCACTCCACAGCCTAAAAGTCCCTGCAGCGCAACACTTTTCGGCTGACCGCTGATGCGGCTTCGTCTACGATAACCCACTGCGCACCCTGATCTTGACCAATGTCCGGTCGGACCTTCACTCCTGTGCATAAGTGAGTACAAGTCACCGCGTGCGCATCTCGCGCGATTTTTAGTGACTTCGCGCCTTCGACATTTGTGCCACCTTGTCGCCTGCTCGCCTCCTGAATCAGTCGAGCCGCCTCTCCGGGCGACAACTGAATAACCCCTCCACCGGACGGCGGCACGACGCGACCACGGGCCGCCGTCCGGTCCCACATCAGACCGGAGGCACCACTGTGAACGGACTCACCCTGCTGGCCATCATCGGCGCCATCTGCGCCGTGTGGATCATCCGCTCCTACCAGCTCGACCTGGCCGATGCGCG